CTTACTGCCCATGCTTCGCCATCTTCTGCTGCTTCAACTAATCTTAATGCAATCTGTCTTAGCTTTAACGCATCATCTTGAATAAGCACCTTGCGTAACTGGTCATAGAATAGTCTGCCTTTTCTTGCATTTTCATTACCAACAGGCGCACCACCTTTGTCAATAGTTAATTCAACTTTTAACTCTTTGTTTGTATTATCGTTTTGTATCGTATCTGACATATTGATAAGTTTTACTTATTCATCTACTGGTTCAGCTTCTATTACTGCATTAGCCGTAGCATCAGCTACAGGTTGTTGAGCTTGTGCTTGAGGTAATGCTTGCCCATGTAACTTAGCGATCAGTTGTGCTACTTCAGCATAAGCACCAGTTGCTAAGTGTTTTAAGATTTGTTCTACTTCTGCAATTTCTAGTTCTAGTTTAATAGCCATTATTTTTTACCTTTCTTTGATGATTCTTTCTTTACTGAATATGCAATTGCAACTGCCTGCTTAGGTGGTTTGCCTGCTGCTATTTCAGTCTTAATGTTGGATTTGAACGCTTTATCGCTTTTAGATTTCTTTAAAGGCATCATAAACTCCTATTCGTTAATAAAACAGATTCTTTAATACGTCTTACTTTTTGCGCTTCTGCCATTTTTAATTTAGTTGCTTCTGGTATTTTTCTACCTAATAGCGTAGCAGATATTTTACATTTCTGTTGTTCGGAAATAGGTCTACCTACATTAATGCCTTTCATACTATTAGATATTTTCTTTCTTACTTCTTCAGTAATTATTTTACCTTTATGTATTTTAGAAAATTTTAATTTAGTTTCATCAGAATGTTTTAACCCACTTACACCTTGACCACCTGAAGTTAAATTAACTAAATTAACACCACGCTTTCTATAGGAATCAATAACTTCTCTTTCTGAAAGTAATGCTAATTCTTCATCAATATTTTTAACTAAAAAATTAACAATAAATCCACCAGCATCTTTTACTATTTCATGCCATAACTTATTTCTGTTAATAATTGCAAAAGCACGCTTACCATTACCTTTACCAATATAAAAAGGTTCTTTAGTATCGCTTCTAAGATGTGAGTAAATATAAAACATTATTCATCAATCCAGCACACGTCCTGCCAGCTCATCACAATAAATTTAACTCCATCTTCTTCATATGGAAAATATTTTAAATATTCTTCCGACTTATCATCATTCATAGTGCCAAATCTGATTCTTGCACCAATTTCAATAGGCATAGCTTCTCTACGACCATTAGGAAGTTTCTTACCTGGTCCTACTGCTACAACTTCACCCATGTTTTCTACTTCTTTGTTATCAACAAAGATAACGCTTGATAGTTCTCGTATATCAGGTTTGACCACTATTTTATCCGCAAGCGGTTTTATTTGCATTTGGCAGGCCTTCCACGCTTCTTAGGTGTTGGCTCAGTTTCACCAAAATTAACTACTAATTGGTTAATGATTGATTCGTACATGATGTTTTTAAGCACATACTCACCGCACCAGTCGTTAGGTGATTTATTCTTAGTTTCAGGATAGCGTTTACAACTGCCCATTTGATCCCCAAAAGAAAAAAATTTACAAGAATTGCAGTTGTTTGTATGATTCGGTTCAGCCACTCGTTTTCTCCGATTAAATGTAGTGGTTAGAGAGCCTACAAGTTTAAGCCTTGTAGTGTTCTCGTTTTAATTAAAAGTCTTTGCCGTAAGCAGAACGTGAATGGTTATAACAAGTGCCTTCTGTTTTACCTGTATTGAACTGTTTGTCAGCACCGATATTATCTTCTTTGCCTTCTGCTACGCCACCAACAATTTTACCTTTACGCTCGCCTGACATGTCTGCCTTGCTTGCACCTTTAGGAACTACTACGCCTTTTGCTGGAATACCAGCAGTACTGTTTGGGTTTGCCATCTTAAAATCCTTTTAGCTAAAAAGTCTGCAAAATGCAGTTCTTAGATTGTAGTTTAACTATTTTTTGTGTCAAGTGCTTTAATTTTCTGCTTATATAATACTTTTAATGCTTTTATATCGTCAATAGTATATTTTTTAGGTGTGTGATTACTTTCTAACCATTCTACTTCATCAAGTCCAATCTTTTTAACCAAATTGATCCTGTAGTTGATGATGTTGCCTGAGAGATGATTGTTGCAAGGAGCGCATTGTTTATGTACGTTAAATTCGTTAAACCGTAACTCTGGGTGTGAACCTGTGGTTTTGTAATGCCCACTGTGGTACTGACCTGTATGATGTCGCTGGCATGAAATACATGGGGCATCTTTATCTCTTAATCGTATATATTGGTTAAATATCGCCTGAGCTTCTTTAAGCCACTCGGCTTTTGTCTTGAGCTTGACCTTCAGCTCTTTAGTTTCCTTGCGTTCTGCCTTCACCCTGATCGTTTTGGAGTACTTATAAGCACATTCAGCAGAGCAAACTGATTGAAGCGGTCTACTCGGTGTGTATTTTACACGACATACACGACATAATTTAGTTTTTATAGGTTTAGTTATCATCAAAATAAAACCCATTCTCGGCTGCGTAACGCATACAGTTATCAAGGTACTCACCCATTTGTTTTGTAGATAATTTAGTTGTAGAAAGTAATTGTTTAGCCTCTACACCATCAAAGTCTACAATCTTATATAAATATTTAAACCTTAGAAGATCGTGAGTGAAGTCTTTGTCGTAGCCAAAGTGTTTACCAAACTCATCTACAAACTTCCAGTAAAAGTCATTCTGTAAGCCAGTACGAGTTATCTTTCTTAGCTTGGCAGACACTACATAACCCAATGAAAGGTCTAGCTCACTTAACTTTTTAATTAAATTAGGTAAGTTAGCAGGGCTTAAGTAAAAGTTATTTATCATAATGTGATTAGCCTTATTTTATCCACAGGTACTTTATAAAAAAACTCACCATTAGGTATGTATTTATTCTGTACCTCTATCAATGGTGAAGCTAGAACTACTGTGTCTTTACATATAAAACAAAATGAACCTTGTTTGTTAAAAGCTAATAGAACTGTAGGTAAGTCATTAGTCAGTAGTTTCTTCTTTCTACTAGGGATATGTAAAGTATTAAATGTAAATACACCATCCCAAGCTGGTCTGACTTCTACTTCAACATAACCGACCTTAACATTATTTCTCATAGCTATTAGATCAACTGCGTAGTCATTAGGATTATCTATTAACTCAATCCCATAGAGTTGTTTAAATAACTTATAAGCTCTTAATCTACCTATTTCATCATAATGCTCATGAAGTTCAGTATTAAACTGTTTATTTAGCATTATTAATTTCTAATGCTTTTGCTTTAGCTTTAAGTGCTGTGTCAAAGTAACCATAATTCTTGTTATGGTGGCTTAATCCAAACTTCTCACCATTAGGAGTTATGTATTTAGCTATTAAGAAGTCTTTACACTTAATACAATAGTTATCTAGTTTAACCCAGTTCATTTAATGCTTCTTTAGCATATTGAACACTTTTATCAGGGAATTGATTAGGATTAGCTAATATCCTTTTAGCCCATGCTTTATAGTCAGTCTTAGATATTAAGCGATCAGCAACAAACTTAACCACGTTATCAGCATGACGTTTATTATCCTGTATAGCTAATGGTGAAGGTATTTTAGCAAATATCGTAACCTTATGTGAGCATAGTTCTTTAATGTCATGTGGAGTTGGTGGTTTACTTGAACTATCAACCCATTGATTAAGTGCCTTCTTAACAACTTCAAATTCATAATTAGATAACATAGTCCACCAGGCTAATATTGTTTCTTTTGTTAATGGTGGTTTGTTAGTTAATTCCATTGTTACATTCAACATACCCCAAAACTGTTTTTTGTTTGAATCATCCATTTGAAATTACTCCCTGTTTAGGCTCTAACCATTCGTTAAATTCTTCATCAGATATAAATCCAAGACCTTTCATTTTCTTAACTGATGCCCCTTTCTTAATATTTAAACTACTAGCCTCATCACGCATATTCACAATCATTTGCAATAAGTAATTAAACTTTTTAACTTTTGCCTCTTTAGCGCAATTACAAAACTCTTCATTAGTAGCCCCAGCTTCTAATAGTTTTAAAAAAGTAGGATTACTTGGATTAATGCCAGTAATGTTAAACATTTTTAAAGAAACACAAACTGCTGATACTTTTTGCTGTATGTTTGTCTTCTCTTCTATTCTATTCTCTTCTATTCTCTTCTCTTCTTGCATGACGTTATTTGATTTCGTCATGACGGCATCATGATTTAGTTTGATGTTTTGTATTAAACCACGCATTTTTGGGTTACTTGTTGCAGAACTTTGCAATCTTTTTGCTACTTTCATGCAAGTAATTTTTCCTTCACTATTTTCAAATAGTCCTAATGATACAAATCGTTTCATCATCTCTTCTACTTTTTGAGGTGTTGAACCAGTATTACGAGCTATTATTCGTGCATCATGCTTTACTTCAAAAGTTAAATTATCGGCAGAAGTTTTACCTACAATCAATTCTATGCAATACCAATATAATCCATAACCCTCAAGACCATAATCTAATAGAACCTCTTGTAATTTTTCATCAAGATTTGCGTTTGAATCATGTCTGAACCAATCCATAATCTTTATCCTTAAAATAAATCGTAAGTTAAAATAAAATCACTCATAGTTTTAGTATTACAATCTTTATACTCAAAACTTGCAGTTTCTCTATTCATTGATGTTTTGCCCTTCATAACACCATTACTTTCACCAACTTTACCAAGTTTTCTTGTCATTTTCCAATGTTGCTCTCTATCAAGACTTTTAATAAAACTTAAAGCACCAGTAGTAATTAATACTCTGTAATTATCTTTATAGTAAATTTCAGCAATCTCATTTAACAATTTTTTACCAATTCCAATACCTTGAAAGTCAGGTAATACAACCATTCTATGAATTTTTTTAAAGTTTGCTACTTTCGGATGCGGAAAGTGATTAACAGCTACAAACCCTATAGGATATCCTTGATAATCTAATGCAAAGCAATCACTACCAGCTTGTATATCATGCGTTAAATAATGATAGTTTGAAAATATCTTCCATTCAGCAACTGTAGCTTCTCGGAGTTTAAATTCAAGTTTTGGTCGTTGCCAAAGTAACCCCCTTGAAAATATTTTTGAATTTGTATCAAATATCCAGTCAGGTTGTAACCATTCTTTAATATCTGAATGACATGAAACAGCTATAAACTTGTAATTATTCTTTCTAATAAATTCACTTACAGCTAAAGATGTTACTTTCGCTACATCTCTATCTACAACACTTGTAAATTCATCAAAAATTACAGTTTCTGTATTTTCTAACAACAATCTAGCTAAATCCACTCGCATTTTTTGACCATTTGATAGCAAATGATAAGGTTTTAACCAATTTAAAGGACTAGAAAATCCTACTTTAGTTAAAGATTCAATTATTTTTTCAGATTTTAGATCATCATGAAAATTATCAACTACAGATTTAGTTGAATCCCATTGATGCTCTTTAAATAAATAAAAATCTTTAAACTTTTCTTTTGCTATCGTTGTTTTACCAGTTCCACTTTGACCAACTATTAAACCAATGTTCCAGTCAAAATCAACAGTAAAATTAGTTATAAACTCATCTTTGATCTCATTAAAAGTTATGTCATACATCTTACAAATAAAATCATTTCTCTTAGTTTTTTCAAATGATGTAGATTTTTTAATAATCATATCTAATTCTTGATGCTCAAATAGATTACTCATATTAATCAGCACTATTTTTAAAATAAATATAAAGAGATTCTATTAAGCTATATCTAATATCACCACCCTTAGTAATTTTATCTAAAATAAATCTGCTTATTCCCATCTCACGACTAATAGCACCTATATTGTTCTTAGGGTCTGATAGCTTTCTTTGTACATAATCTAATTTTGATTCTGCTTCTAATGTTGTTTTATTTGTTTCAATCATTTTTACTCTCCTTTGACTAGATTATAACTAAATTAAAAAAATATGCAAATTTATTTTAAATAATGCTTTACTTTATTTTAAATAAGAGTAGAGTGTGAATTGTGGTACAGCAATTAACTTAATAACAGGAGATTTAAATGACTACATTCCCACTAACTGGCACCATTAACGATCCAGATTGGCCAGAAGAATTAAACCCAAAAGACCTTCAAGAAGTTGTTGAACAATTCTTAACTTTCAATGTGCTTAGACTTTCAGATTATATAGATGAAACAGAATTGTTATCTGACCAAGTACATAAAATCTTATTTGATGTAGAAGATGACAAGCTAGGCCGTATCAAAGATTTATATGATGCGGAAATTACTCGTGTTGCTAAATGGGCTGAGAAATATGAAAACACTAATAGACACGCAGCTTGGCTTGTTAAACAAGCATTGGAATCTTAATCATGGAACTATTAATTATTGGATTCTTTGCAGGTATTGTGACTGTGATTGTTTTAATAGATGCTTGGAGCAGATAACATGGCAAACGGAAATGAACAAATACTAGATGATATTGAGAATGAAGAAAATGCTCAGATCAATCAAGAAGAATATGAGTTGTGGTGCCTACAAGTTGAATTAAATCGTATAAACACTTTTATGAAAACATTAGAGTTAGGGGAATCAAAATGATGTCAGATGAAGATATACAAGCTGAACTAAGAAGTATGAGTGATGAAGAACGTGAAGCTAACGATATTGCTGAAGCTGAACAAATGTCTATGTATGCAATAGAGTTTAAAGCCCATAAGGCTGCATTACAGCAACAGTTTACTGATTACATCTATAACAACTATACAATCGGTAATGGCGATCAATTAATTAATGTGCTTGAAGATGGTGAAGCATTAGAAAGTTTTTTAGATTTAATGGGATTACCCGAAGATACCGAGATTGACCTTTAAGGAGTATGAAAATGGCTAAAGAAGGATTTGTAAATATTCATGGTAAAGACTACGAAACGGTTGCCAGTCGTGTTAATCGTTTTCGTGAACACTATGCTGACTATTCAATCATCAGCAAGATTATTAAAATTGATGCTGACGAATGTATTGTTGAAGCTAGTATCTTAGATGAATTAGGCAGGATTATTGCTAATGGCCATGCACAGGAGTTTCGTGGTGCCAGTCAAATCAATAAGACCAGCTATGTAGAGAATTGCGAAACATCAGCGATTGGCCGAGCACTTTTAAATTTTGGAGTTGGTGGTAGTGAGTTTGCATCAGCGAATGAAGTACAAAACGCTATCCATCAACAAAACAATGAAGGCCGTGCTAAAGCAGCACTTAAACCTGCTATGGAATTAGTAATGCCTAGCTTTGACACCTTACCTGCTGAAGAACAAGAGTTTATTCTTAATATCGCTATGGAAATTACAGCAGCTATCACTGATGAAGATATGACCGAAGCCCACAGGTTAGCCAGTAGCTTAGATAATGACGAGAAACTAGCCCTATGGTCAAGACTTGATAGCAAACAGCGATCAGCACTTAAACGCTATTCTGAATCATTGAAAGGTTAATTATGTTAATACATAGCTTATACGGCCTGTCAGCCCCACCATCTAAACTGGTGGAGATTAGAGAAAAGAAAATTAGCAAGTTAAAAAAAGAGATGGGCAATAAATATTTACTAGCAGTTACTTACACAAAAAAGGAAATAAAATGAACTCATTAAACGCTAGTGGTGGTATTGGCAAAGATGCTGAACTCCGCTACACACCTAATCAAGATGCAGTTTGCTCATTCTCACTTGCATTATCAAGTGGATTTGGTGATAAAAAAGTTACCACTTGGTTGAATTGTAATGTCTGGGGTAAACGTGCCGAGACACTTGCACCTATGTTGTTAAAAGGTACAACAGTAGGAATTGTAGGTGAATTGACTAACCGCCCATATAAAGCTAAAGATGGTACAGAAAAATTTAGCTTAGAAGTACGTGTAAACGATTTAACGCTTTATGGTAAGAAAGGTGATACAAATACATCACCTAATGAATATAACGTGCCTAAGACGCTTAAAACAGCCTCTAATGCTGATTATGAAGATGATTCCTCTTTGCCATTTTAGGATAAGGGGTACAACATGATTAATACATTTGTAGCAGGACTAATTTGTGGTTGGTTATATGTAACTTGTGTTGTACCTAATTATGCAATCAAAGAAGTGCAGCAATGTACTTTAAAGATAGGTAAGACTCTAGTACAAGGAGATGCAGTATGAAACAATTTAATGATGAAATTTTAGAATCTTTAGTAAATCATTTTTATTCAAATAGATTTGCTTTAGTAGGTTATGTTGTACATAAGTTACTAAATAAAGATGTTGATTGTTCTGATATTCCTATGTCTGTAAATAAAATGACAGTATTTGGCTATTTTTTAAGCACTTATCCAACTCTAATTAAAGCTATGGAAAGTGTAGATGAATATGATTTAGTAAGTAGATTAAAAATAATAAATATTATTAAAATAATGAAACCTATTACGCTTAGTAAATGGACTAATAAAGAAAAAAATAAACTTAATTATGATAAAAAAGTATATAAAAATTATGGTTTATATAAATCAATAGTAGGTGATGCCACAAAAGGTAGCGGTAATGTGTGTGTTGGCGTTAAGACTAGGAGTAAATAAATGTTAGCTAGTATAGTTAATCAGTATTTAAGCATTAAAACTAGAGAAGAACTTAGGGCTAGAGATCCAGTTTGCCCTAGATGTGAATCACGACCTAGACACCGCACAGCAATTGATGAAAGATTAACCAGTTACTGTACACCTTGCCACCAAGCTATAAAAAAAGAGATGTATCAAGAAAGGATAAAAAATGACTAAAGATGAAGCATTAAAGATGGCGATTAAAGCATTGCAAAACATATCTAAATCATTAACTGAAAAACAAGTTTGGTTTTCATCTGACGTATATGATGCAATGCAAGCCTGTAAAGAAGCACTAGAGCCAACCGTAGCAGAATTAAATGACGAATACTTGCGTGATACTCATGTTGAGGGGCTATCAACGAATAGCAAAGCAAATGAAATTATTAAAACAAAAAAGCCGTCTTATATGTATGTGTATGCTGATGGTGACTTCTTTATACATAGCCAATCACCCATTGGCGCACCTGCACATTGGCAGTATTTTGGAAAGATTGAGGTACAAGATGATTAGTAACACGATGTTAGTAATTGTATTTTTAGCTTTATTTGTATTACTTTTGATTAGATGTTTTGGATTTTTATTTGGAGTAGTTTAAATGAGTAAACAAACAGAAGCATTAAAGATGGCAGTTGAAGTTCTATATTTGGTAGAAGAATATGATGACAATGGCGTAAATGTAGCAAAAAAAGCAATCCAAGCCTGTAAAGAAGCACTAGAGCCAGAAATTGAACTTGCTGACACTATATCCGTTGAGGATTATCAAAAGCTAAGAGAACAACCAGTAGAAGTAATTGCATCAGGACAACTCAGGTTTAAAAAGAAGAAGTATTTATATGCTTATATTGACACTAGATTTGGGAAAATAGCATTTAGTACAGAATGGAGTAAAAATTCAGCAATGCCCCTATTAGGAAAGATTGAGGTGCAAGATGAATAAACATAATCTAATCACAGGCGATCTAATGCAGACTAAGCCTAGCAAAACATATGCAGATAACTTTGATGCTATCTTTCGTAAGCCTAAAGAAGAAGTAGTTGTTGATGATGAAGATGTATTAAAACAGGAGAATGGTGATGCCATGCAACCATAAAGATTTAAATGCTGAAATATTACGCAATCGTATGCCTTTAACTGAAGCTGAAATTACAGAAATATGGATGACCATAGCCATGGTACATGGTGGTACAGCCGTAGAGTTTGTTAGAGAAGTTGAGAAACGACATAACATTGGAGCATAAAAATGACACATTTTTTATTAATTGTTATTATTGTTATTTTAATAGTAAATAGGAGCTAATCATGGCTAAGAATAAAACAAAATTAAGTGTACTGGTACCTGCAATTAAGGAAAAAGATGGAAAAGTTATAGTAGCTCCAAGTAAAGCGTGGAGTCACCAAGAACTTAAAAAGCGAGAAGGCAAAGCAGCTAAACACGCTAAACATGATTTTGAATTATCTAATTTAAAAATTGTTAATCGTAAAGAAGCTGCTAAAGTTGCTGAGAAAGCTAAAGAAGTACCTAAATCTGTAGGTAAGCGTTTACATAGCCATGATTTACGTAATGCTGCTGGCATTAAAAAAGTAAAGTCACCAAAATGATGCTGACTAAAGAAGAAATGGCAGAATTAAGAGAGTTATTACAGTTGCCTAAAAAATGAGTGATGCTAACGAGCTTCAGCACTTAATAGAAGATTGCTGGAGCGTTGGTATTACTTTTCCTGAAGTGCTTGATGAAGATGATTATGCTGTACTGTTTGCGATTGCAAAGTTACTTCTATTACACCGTAAACGATTAACTAAACAACAAGAATCAGAAAGTGTAATAGAGCTACGATAATATAAATTTTATAGCGTTGTTTTTAACTTGCTCTATGCGATTTAACCAACCCGCTAAAAATACTTGCTGTGATGGTTTAACAATAACTAAATTTTTATAAAAGGCTTCTTTCTGATCGCTAAATGTTCTAATTAAGTCAGATATGTCATGCTTCTTTACTAAAGCAATCGTAATAGCACCTAAAACACCATCTACATCACTTCCTACAGCTTTTTGTAATGTTTTGATACTACGACCATAGCCAGCGTTAATTGCGAAGTCAAACACGCAATAATCAATGCCACTTGGTAAATCTGAACATCTACAGCGATCCCAGAAGCCATTTAAATATATGGCTGATACATCAGCATCAGAAATACTTTTTAAATCGTTTGCTGTTAGGTGACTATTCTTCTTAAACAATCTATATGTGTCTAATGTGATGCCTTTCATTGTAGCACCACCAGAATCTAATGGATTATCCGTAAATAGCCCTTCTGATTCTAAAACATACTGTAATGACTTTTCAAAGTTATTCAGCATCTACTTTAACCTGTTCGGCTGCCCATTCTTGAGCATTATCAAGTTGTATTGTAGTTGCTAAACAATCATTAGCTAGTTTTTCGTAGTCGGCACGAGATACTGCGTTGGCGGTGTTGTCGTTAGACTGAGTGGGAGTGTCGGGAATGGTGGACATTTTGCTATCACAGGCTTCTGTGTTTGGCTTGAACACCCCGTAAGAAGTTCTAGGCACAATATGATGGCTATAATAATTAGCGTTATTACTAATATCTTGTTTAAGTTTTGTATCGTCATTTTCAGTTACCTTTTGTGCGTTAATAACTTGAGTTGCAGTTTTATTATCAGCAATTGCTACAGCTTGAGCATCTACTACTTGTTGTTGATTCCATTCTGCTTGTATTTTAGCTTTACCAGATTCATAACCTTTGTAATAAGTAACAGGCAAAACAACGATAAACGCTGCAATTACCATCAGTTGCTTCCAGTATGAAAGTAAAAATATCATATTGGAGTGTCGGGCTTTAACTTCATACCGCCCCCTGAGCCAGCCATTAATGAACCAAATCCAATGCCAAAAGATTGCGGGTCAAATGTTTTATTCATATAGATGTGTATTAATGTTGAAACCATAAAAGTAAACGCACCCAACCCAGTTAGAATTTTTACAATGCACCAAGTGTGATTATCAGGTTCAGTAAATAGATTCTTAATGAAGTTCATTTTAAACCTAACTTTCTATTGGCAATTTTGTTATTCCATAAAAGTGAATCTGCAACAACATCAGGATTTAGACTTTTAAAATTTCCTAAATGACCAAAAGCCAAATGACAATTAATGCCATTATGATCTGATTCGCAAAGAATAATTAAATTATTAGGATCAAGTTCTAACATAGGTTCTAAATGAAATGGAACTTTATGATGTACTTCAAGTTTAGTTGTACCATTACATAAAGCACATTTAGGATTATTACCTAAAAATTGTTTTCTAACTTTAGACCATTGATTAGATCGTTTAGTAGATAAAGGGTGCTTACCTTGAATAACGCCAATTAAATGATTGATAATAGTCATTACTTATCAACTTTTTTATCTATTTTATCAAAAATCTTTTCTAGCATAGCTTTAACATCTCGCATATCTTCACGATAATCTACCCTAGGTACAAATTCACGTACCACTTCTTCACGAAGTTTAGACAAATCTCTTTTTAATTCTGCTACTGCGTACCATAAAACTCTGGCAAACCAGCCTATGACTGACATTACAGCACTTAAAATCATATCAATTATTAATTGGTTGTCCATTTTAAGCAGCCATTATGTAAGCTAAAGCGTAGTAAAGAGGATTGTTAGCACCAGTACCTGAAGTACCAGCTGCTACGTTAGTTGTTGCTACTGTAATACCTGTTACTGCTGAACTTGTATTATTCCCTGAACCAATATAAACAGGCTGAACTGCACCACCTGAAAATCCTGATACAGAAGCGGTAGTTAATGGTAAAGCATGAGCATGACCAGGATCAGTTACTACTGAAGTTGCCGTATGATTATGACTTACTACAATAGAATCAGCACTACCACCTGTTTGTGCTACTGAATAAGAACCACCAGCACCTACAATAAAACGATCTCTTAAATCAGGTGTGCCATTAGAGCCATTACATAAGTAAAAGCCAGCAGGTATTGAACCTGTAGAGCCTGACCATAATAAAATCATACCCGTGGTAAATGCTGAAGAAGTAGCAGGTACAGTACCTAATATTCCATAAATATTATCGTAACTTGCTATAAGATTGCTATTAGCATCTTCAAGCACAAATTTATAAAAGTAACCATAAGTTAGCCACATTTCACTAGGCAATCTGCCGTCTGTACCTAATACAATAGGGTTAGTATTAGCTATTGTGCCATTAATAGTCGTATAAGTCGTTAGAGGTGTACTAGACCCTGCTTGATAAGTGTAAAGTAACCCACCTGCTAAAGGTAACCCAGTATTAGTTAAAAAGTTAATTCCATTACCTATGGGGGATAGATTTACACTCATATTATTTTCCTATTTCGCTTTAAAGTTTGTAACATCATTTTCGTTCTTATTACTTTTTTTAGCTATATCAGAAAGACTTGTAAATCCTAATTCTTTTTGTCTAGCTGACTTTACTTGAGCTTTTAATTCTCTTTTTGCTGCACCTTTTTCAAAGTAAGAACTAAGTGCATGATGTGTACCTAAACCTGCCATACCACCACTAGCACCACCAGTTGTTGCTTCAGCAGCTAAAGCCCCACCTTTTTGAATAGTTTGCTCAAATATAGCTCTGCCTATACCACGTTTAGCTAAATTATGAGTTTGTACACCAGAGCCTTTATAGCCTGTATCTGTTTTATATAAATGAGCCATAGCGTTTCTATCATTTATTGCAGATAATTCTTTAGGTGTAAATAATCTATTAAATACTTCTCTATTAGAGTTTAAATATTTAGTGCCTGTATTAGCGCCTTTATTAAACTCAGCTTCAGCTTTATTTAAAAAATGTGCTTTTATTTCAGATTTTGCTGCTTGAGCTTTAGTTTTTAATGAATCAGGTACTGAATCTAAAGTTTTAATAATATGCTCAAACTGATCTACAGGCATATTAGTAATAGTATCTGCAATTTTTTCTGTAGCTACTTTACGATTAATGCCACTAGGACCTGAAGAATCTAATATACTCGCAATCCCTTTAGGATTTTCTAAAGTATTTTTTCTAGCTTCAACTAATGCTCGTGCATCTTTATGAATAACCTCACCAGCATTTTCAAATACATCATTATCAATAGCATTTTTTAACATAGCATTTAATGGTGCATTTTGAGAAGTCCATTTTCTGTTTAAATATTGACGGAACTTCTCAGACTGTAAAGCAGTAGATGGAAGCATATTGCCGTCTTTATCCATCATACCTAATTCACGTAACCTTGCATTAGCGCCATGAGCAAGATTTACAGTAGCTTCATGCCCTTGTACTTCTGATTCTGTATTAAGTATATCTTTAACTTTATTGGCTACAACAGGTATATTAGAGGCTTGTTCATCTCTCTTTGTATATAGCTCTTTAATTTGTCTATCAAACTCATTACTTAAATCTTCTAATGGCTTAATAACTGTTTCGCCACGTTTATAATTATTTGATTCGTCTAAGCCTCTAGTACCACCAGTTTGATCTATTAATTTATTGCCATAATCTACTTGAGCTTGTTTTTCTCTAGCAAGTTGATCTGCCATTAAATGGCCTTCAGGTGAGTTAGTTAAAGACAAAGCATAATCATCAGCTCGTTGTCTGCCTCTGCCTTCAAACACATTTTTATCAGATTTTAATCCAGGTGCTGTTCTGTCAGCTAATTCCATACGAGCTTGCACTTCTTCAGGCGGTAAACCTTGCTCTGTATATTCATGGCTTTGATAATTTTCGTCTGGATTATGTACTTTAGCAATATTTGATGGTGCAACATTTTCTGCTGCTACTTGAGGTGTAGTTTCAACAGGGGCTTGTACTGGTTGTTCTCTTGCTTGCTTTTCAGCAAATTGTTTACGCAAATAAGTAGGTGTGTCAGTAGATACTGCTTGAGCTGCTCTAGCTGCTGTAGGTGTTATTTCAGTTGCAATAGGTGTTTCAGTTTTAATTGCTACTTTACCTTTACCAACTTGTCCTTCAGAACTTAACGCATTTAATTCTGGTGGAAATATAGGTGGCAATTGAGATAATACATCACCAGCTTGGGATACAATTTCTCTAGCAGCAAGATTTCTTGGTTGATAAATATGTTCATTCATACCTTTAATGAATTTTTGTTCATAAGGATTAAATGATTCACTTGGATTTTGAGCTTTCCATGCAGCAGCTTCCGCATCAGTTTGTGTTTGACTTTGTGGTGTAAGCATACTTTTAATACCAAAACCTACTGCTGGTATTGCTGATGCCGCTGTAATCAATGGCTCTGCTGCTGGAATAAGATAGTTATTTATTGCTGGTTTAATATATTTATTAGCAAAATTATTTTTATTATCTGCACTAATTGCATTAAATGCTTGTTTATATGCTGGTAAATTTGATGTTGGCTGTGCTGTAGATGCAGATGTATTTCCTACATCATAAGGTATGTCAGATACTGGCCCAGAAGGTTTAGGCGGAGTTGATGGTTTTTTACCTTCATTTAAAGCATTTTGTACAGCAAGGTCAACACTACCCCCTGATAAATTGCTTAATGGATCATTAATAGGTGCTTGTTGTTGTGTTTGTTGTTTGCTTAAATCAACACCATTTAATACTTTAGATAAATATGGTGTAGGATCAGCTTTTTTAAAGCCACCATATTGCATCATAGCTTTTTTATAATCTCCACCATTTTGTTTAACATATTGTTGTATTTGATAATCAGCAGCAGCACGAGCTTCTTCATCTTTAAATGGATTGAATACAGCACCATTTTTATTAAACAAAGCAACAGTATCAGGTTCAAATTGATAACTTCCCATAGCTTTAGTATTTTTTTCTACTGCATAAGGATCATTAGAGCTTTCTGTTTGTTTTAAATTATCAAGTAATTTAGCAGGTGTGCCATAGCTTTTATTAACATCAAAGTCAGAATATTTAGGTGAAGCAGATTGACTTGATTTAGGGCTATAACCTAAAGCACTATTAACCTGACTATCAATACTACTACCATCTAAATTCTGTAGATCGTCCATGTTATTGACCTTGTATTAATTGTTTCATTTTTGCCATACGAGTAGTTAAATCTTTATAACCTTGTGATTTAGTACCGCCTACACTCTTAACAACATCTCTAATAGCAGCGTTATCATGGTTATTAAGTGCATCATACAGTCTTAATGAATTAACATCAGCAGTTGTAGACCATTGATTTTGAAAATCACGAGCAGCGAATGGATTACCTGTTCTTTGTACAGCATTTTCTACACCACGATTAAATAAATCAACACCGCTAGACAATGCTCTATTAGTTCTTGCTACCGCTTTCAAGCCATCTTTAGTAAATGTTGTACTACCTGAGGCTTGAGATTGTAAATCACGGCCAGAATCAGTACCTAGTCCTGCTTGATTAGCTAATATAATAGAGTTTTGAGCAATATAATGACCTAACTTATCAAAGTTAGCAGCATTATCAGAAGTCCAAGGTAAACCAGCAAAGCCACCACCAAGATTTTTCATTATTTGTGCGCCAACACCAGTATTTGTTTCATCAGCTAATTTAATAATTTGATTTGCGCTATCTTGTTGCACTCGGACAGTACTTGCTGCTTTATTAGCATTGTTACGTAAATCAGTTACAAAAGCCATTGATGCTGGCGTTTCACCTGGTGGTATTGTCATTTGTGGTGGTTGTTGTGTTTGAGTACCGCCAATGGCTTGAGGTTGACCAATACCACCTTGAGGGGTATTAGGTATAAATACTTTGTTACCATAAATATCAGTAGAGTAAGTACCTAATGGTTGTCTAGGATTAAGAACTTGATCGCCACCAGTTTGTTGATATGCTGAAGTTGTGCCTTGATATGGATTAATATTAAATGCTTGACCAGCAGCATTAACTGCTGTTTGCCCTGCAATAACTCCAGTTTGTTCTCCACCACTTAATCCTTGAATATGCCTACTTTTATAATACGCTTGCAAACCACCAGGATTATTAGTAGCTACATCAATATAAGGTTGTACTAATTGACTTGCTTTATCTGCATCAATGCCAAGCTCTTTACCTTGTTTAATTCCCCATTCAGTAGTGTTATTAACTAATTGTTGTTTTTCTTTATCCGTTAATAACTCAGGTGATTTTGCAGCTTTCGTAACTAAGGGGTCAAATATTCTATTAACAAAACCATTGGCAATTCCAGCTTGTTGTTTTTCTGCTAAAGTTTGAGCTGCCGAAGTAGCCCCTGTTTCTGCTGTACTAGCTTGAGATATAGCTGACGATATTCTAGGTGCAGCCGTTTGTTCTGATACATCAGTTTCTGCTTGTTGTTTTCTTACAGCTAATGGATTAATTTGTTGCGCTTGTTTATACGCTTGTGCCGAAGTAGCAACATTCATTAAATCGCCTAATGTCATTTGTGCTGGTGGTTTTAAGTTACCTATTACGCTTGCATCTAAGCCTGCCATTTTATTCTCCTAACAAAGCATAATTAACAGTTTTATAGCCTAATCTCATGCCAATAGCTTCTGGTATTAATTTTTCTACTTCATCAGCCATAGCACCTGTAGAGTTTTCACCCCATAGATATGTCCAAGAATATTTATTAAGACCATTTAAGTATTGACCAATTTTAACAATATTTGTTTTTAATCGTCTATCTGAATATTGACTAAAATCCATGCCACCACCAGGTGATGGTTGATTAAACTGTTGATCGCCCATAATTGATGTGCTTGGTGTATAAGGAGCATTACTTGGTGTGGTTATATTATTTTGATTACTTAATAAACCATATAAAGCTCCTGCATTACCTACACCAGTTACACCACCACTATACGCATTTGCTGCACCAATAGTTCCTGCTGCTTCAGCATTAGCAATACCTTGAGTAATATTAGATATTTGTGTGCCTACACCTATTTGAGCATTAGCTGAACCTGTTACTGCATTTGCACCTAAACCAGCTAATCCTGAATTTGCATTATAGATATTAGTCCGTTGTGCTTGATAATTATTAAATGCGTTTTGATAAGCATTACCTGCATAACCTTGAGTATAGTCTTGTAAGCCTTTCATAGCATTACCGCCTACTAAGCCACCAGTAGCATTAGCTTGAGCTAAATTACTTTGCTGACCTTGTCCTAATTGAAACGCATAATTAGGAGCTATATTGGCATTTAAGTCAGCATTACTAAATTGATTAGTTAAATATCCTGATTTAGCCATATCACTAAGATTAGTTAAACCTTGTGCGCCTACATCTTGATATGGTTGATATAATTTAGATACATCTTTACCAACACCAAGTAAAGCTGCCTGTGCGGCTGCTCCTGCTTGAGCTTGAATGCTTGCGGCATCTGTAGCAGCACCTGCACCTATTATTCCACTAACTATACTTGATCCACCAATTGCTGCGGCTACCCATGTCATATCAAATCCCCTTTAAAGCCGTTATTTGGCTTTCAATTAACTTATTACTTGAATCAAACAATGCCATATCGTCTGGCTCAATTAACTCTGCTTCAATCTCATCTAAATCAGTTTTATCAGTTTTATGAAAAGTAATACCTATTGCATCTGTCTTTGCATACGTTACTCTTTTAGTGCCAGGCTTGCTTGCAATTATATCGCCAGCAGTCAATGTTTTCATACCATTTTCTGTCCAAACAATAATCTCACCTTTAGCACATAAAAAGAAATGATCTTTAAGATGTACTTTGCCTACAATCAATGTGCCAGCAGGTCTAGTTAATTTGCGACAATACATACCACCTGAAAAATAATGTTCAGTATCTAATTCAGCTTGTGGCATTTTAACCATTTCAGATTGCAGTTTTTCTATTTGCTCTCTAGTAGGTGTTTTTAATTGTTCTGCAATATTAGACATTATAGTACGGCACCTTATAAGGTTTACCTGCTACTGATATATTAATAAAACCTACAGGCTTTGCAGGTAGATTAGCTGTACCTGTTGTTGCTGTAGGTGCGCTAGTAAAGTTTAACAAGTTAAGAAAAAACTGTTGCCATGCACGAGATGGCCTTTTAGTTTGAGCATCTAAAAATTCAGTTTGTGGGTAAGGATTAGTCTGACTGGTGCCATATATACCATTAGACATTATGATTCCCCTTCTGAAGCCTTAAGATTAGCTGAAATAATAACTGCTTTAACTGGGTCAGTTACTACTACTTCAAATATTCTATCTCGTGCCCAACCTAATCTGCGCCATATTGCACGATTCTTATAATGACCTATCTTACCTATTGTTGTCCAATGTTCATTAGACCATGTGCTACCACCATCATTTGACCATCTAAGCATAGCTTGTGGGTCAGTAAGAGGTGTATTAGCATTAACTTGTGGTATTAAACTAAGCTCAATATATACTGTTACACCATTAGCTACTACATAAGTAGTACCATTGTTAATAATTAATGGGCTTTGTATGCCATTAGAAATAGCACTTGCAGTACCTAATATACCAACACCAGGTTGAAACTGTATTTGTAATTCATCAAAGTATTGGCGTTGTAAATCTGTAACTAAATGAGGGCATCTTCTTAATCTTCTAACTTCTACACCATCATCTGTATATGTATCAGGATCAAGTTTATAAATATGCCCATCTGCATAATCACCTACTACAACTAATCCTTGAAATACCGCACTACAACTACCTGTGTACATATTGTATTGACCAGTTAATGGATCAGTTGCTAACCATTTATGCCACATACCTGTTGTAATATCATATACCCAAGTTAAATTAATAGTAGGAAAACTTACAACATAACACTCATGTCCTTCTAATTGATATGTCCAAGCTATTGCATCACCTACATACTTATTAACTAAAGTATTTTCTACAGCATGAGTTGATATGCGTTGTGGTATATAACCATTCATTTGCATAATTTCAGATTGCCCACGTTGATTTCTTGAAACGTAAGCAAAAGAATTGCCTAATCTTGATACTGAAGATTTTGCAGCAATTCCATGTTGTGTTGATGTACCTGGTATGCGTTGAAAAGCAAAAGGGAATGTACCTACATCTACCCATACTTCTGAAGAAGTTTCACCTAATAAATAAACTTCTCTATGATCTACAATCAATGTAACTAGATTATCAGGTGCGCCATCTTTAGATGAAAAACTTAAAGGCTGACTAATAGGAGATAAAGGATTAGTTGCTCCCCATTGTTGAGTATTAGGGTTATTATAAACAAAGTAATTATCTACAATATCTACTGAAGTAGCTCCACTAAATGCACCATCTGTACTAGGTAATACACTAAAGTTAAGCGCATATAATGTTTCTGAACTTACAGTTTGTGATGCACTTACAACATAATTACCTGTACTGCCTGAACCTGTACCAAAAGTAAGCGTTAATGTTAAGTTTACACCTGCACCACTACATGAAGTTGAAACAGGGTTTGTAGGTAATGAAGTATAAGCACCTGCATTAGTCATTGTTAAACCTGTTACTACACCTGCTGATACTGTAGATACAATATAAGTTGCTGGCGTTGTACCATAAACCCCACCTAAAACTGTAATTACATCATTTACGTTATAACCTGTGCCACCAGTTGTTATTGTTTGACTAAGAACTGTGCCACTACCTAAAGCAGTAATAATTGTACCTGCCGTTACTCCAACACCTTGGATAGTCTGTCCAGGATATAAGGTGCCTGTAATAGCTGTAACAGTAAGTGTGGTACCTGAAATTGAACCTGTTAGCGTTGCAGCTACAGCAGCACTATTCATTACTTCTGAAGTTTCAGTTTGTGAAATATTAACTGTATAAGTACCTGGGCCACCACTACCACTACCTAAAGCAGTAATAACAGTTTCAGCAGTTAAACCTACACCAAACAAAGATTGACCTACACCAATACTACCACTTTTTAATAAAGTAACAGTTAAAGTTGTACCTGATATTGAGCCTGTAAATACTGCACTAGCAGGGTTTGATATGCGCCATGTATAACGATATGAACCATCAACTATATAAACATTTAATCCATTATCAGTAATTCCTACCATGCCAGAATTAGAATTTAAAGTACCTATTAATGTAGGGTTAAAGTCTGAAGCCATTACATAGACATAAGGGCCACATACTGCTACTAAATAATTGCCACCTGATACAGTTCTCATGCCTCGTACTTGAGCTTGATTTTGTAATAAAATTAATGATTGCAAACCAGGTGTTGGATATAAAGCAACAATACCTCTACTTGCTGCTGAAGTTGCACTAGCAGGGGATTTTAATGGGTCAATTTCAGGACGCCAGTTAATACACTCCTGTGCATCTTGGTAGATACTAGGTGCTTCATAGCTAGGACCAACAAAGCCAAAATCTGACATTTAATCACTTTCCTTATAAGAATCACCACGTATTAAAGTTTTCATACATAAATTAGCGGAATATGTCAACTGAAGAAGCCCCCACTCAAAATCCACCCTGCGTCACGGGCTCTGCTAACTAACATAGAGCTAGGATAACTAGCAGAAGCAATAGGCTTCATGTTATTACGTTTAATCGTAGATTTAGATTCTTGTGCGTATTGATTAATCATGCCTATTTGTATTTGTGAGGCTTTGCCATACATAGGCATCAATCGTTCTGCTAGATTCCATCTAAGAGCCATTGAGTAACCTTGAGGTAGAGCAATTTCATCATACAAATTAGTATAGTTACTAAAGATTGTACTTGAGAATATGTGCATCTCACCTTGAGCAGGGTTTGGCCATACAAATACATTACCTGTTACAGCGTTAGGATTGTAATAAAGTGCTTTAGGCCAAGGGCCATTAAGTGTTTTTAAGCCAATCTGATTATAATTCTCTAAAGCTAAAATACTGACTTGATAATCTAAACCACCATTTAAAACAGGTTGGCCGTTACTTTGAGTGTTTACCCTTACGTATGCTTGGTCAATGTATAAAGGCTTCTGGTAATAGCCTGTAATTGATTGTGAAGCTATTGGTGTTTGATAAGGTATGTTTAATTCATATGTACCTATTTCATTTACGTTGCCACCTGCACCTGTTAAGAATTGAACAATCTTAGTTCCTGCTGTAATGCCTGCACCTTTTAATGTTTGACCTTGTGCAATTGCGCCACTTGTTATGCCTGTTACTGTAAGAATATTACCTGTAATTGAACCTGTAAATACTGAACCAATAAAGTTTGCAGTAGAGGGTGTAGGGCCTATCGTGTATTGAACTTGACCTGCAATAAGAGGGAAGATAATTTCAGTCGTATTGTAGACCATCATATCTTCATTAGACCATTGATCTACTAAATCATTGAGCATATCAAAAGCATCTTGTGTGGCATCAGGTGTTGGTGTTTCGCCTGATTCTAATGCACCAATATCTTTTAATGCTCGTGAAATAATCTCTAGTGGCATTGTCATAATAGTTCCTTATGTAGGCGTAAATACTTGTGGCAACCAAGGTGCAACAACAGTACCATTAGTTTTTATTTCATTTAATTGTTCTTCTAAGCGAGATTTTATTATATTTACACCATCTCTCATAGTTTCTTTTTCAATCCATGATACAACCATTTCTTCTGTTACTTCTGCAAAAGGCATAGTTACAGGATAATTGAACCACCAGTTTCCCTCTGTTTCTACTAATCTATCATCTTCACTTGCTGTTACATAGTATTTAGCATGAGTGATTATCTCATTCTCAGCAGATATTTCTAATATTTTCCATACGTAATTAATCATTTTAATGCCTTCCATATTCAAAGCCACTTGCATGATCTGTATTAGGTAAGCCTACATGATAACCAATAGCTGAACTTGCATCTGTCTGAAAACGACAATGAATTGCTATTCTGCCTGATTGCTTCCAACCAATCCCACCTTGAAACAAGTGTGTAGGACTAGCACGTAGTTGCATAAAGAAAGCAAAGGGTAAGCCAAACCTTACAAATACACACGCATTAGCATACTGCCAATTTGTCGGTACTATTTTAGGGATAAATGACCACTTACCCTCTACTGTAAATAACCAAGCAATACCGATTGTTTTAATCCATGTATCGTCTAAGCAGAATGGGAATAAATTTAATATTCCGTCATACCACTTTCCAAAGTTTTCTAAATGTTTAGCCATGATTAAACTGCACTCGTAGAAGCTAATAGATAATAAACTGTACCGCCAATATTAATTGCTACTTTGTTAGTAACAGTACCTAATACTGAAGCAGTTACACCTGTAGATGAAAGCATATTACCAGTTACTGTAGGTAAAGTAATAGTTGCTGTACCTGCTACTGCTGCTGGTGTTAGCGTACAGCTACCTGAAGTTGAACCATTAATCACTACAGTACCCATATTACCACCCAGCCAACGCAGAATAAGCCGTTGTACCTGTATCAGCATCAAACTCAGCTTTCTGTTCTGCTGAATAGTTACGGCACTTGCTACGTTTAAGTTCTATGACTACGCCATCAGCATCTAAGATTTCTTCAAGCCATGTAGCTTCTAGTGTGTTGGATTTAATGTCGTGTGTTACTGCTGCTAGATAGATCATGCTGTAGCTCCTTTAATGATTGCGTAGTTTATTTGTAATGCCTCAGATAAAGAGCCAGCAGAAATGTTAGTTACTCTTACGCCAAATTGTCCAGTTGTACCAACATACATGCATTCAATTCTGTAGTTAGATGGATTTATGCCAATATAAGTCGCAGTTAAAACAACAGTATCTGTTTGTGCTACTAAAGAATTTGTTACAACAAATGTAACGATTGCCCCAGCAGCCAAAGCAGCATTGTTCATCGTAATCTGACCAGTAGGCTTATTCAATGTAACGGCTGTACTCTTAGAAGTAGCTTGAGTAACCGTACCACCTGACCCTGTGCCGTAGCCTAGACCTGCTGGCTGAACTACAACTAACCCACCTAGTGCAGGTACAGCTACTTGCGCTACTCCTGATGTATAGAATCCAATGGGTCCATATCCACCTGCTGCAAAAGAGGCTTGTAAAGCAATACCATTTGCCCCTGTAACAGCGTCCGCTGATAATATAGCTACTGCTCCTGCAGACACCGCTCCTCTTGCCCAAATTGTTCCAACTACATCTAACTTAGTACTAGGAACAGAAATACCAATCCCCACATTTTGACTAGCATCTATCGTTACTGCTGTTGTTCCACTATTCGTAGCAAGTTGTAAAATACCAGAGTTATCAGCACTTATGGCTACTCCGTTTGTTGTCGTTGCATTAATGATTGATGCCATGTAAATCTCCTAAATTTATAATACAACCC